CTCCGCACGGGATGCACCGCGACGGCCCGTTCTGGTATTCGGTCGAAGGGTCGAAGGGAATGCCCGCGCCGCTGATCCCGAATATCTCGAACTGGCTCAAGCAGTACACCGGGCGCGGACTTTCACCAGCGCAAGCGATCGGGATCAACAAGTGGTGGCCCGCGCACTACCCGCAGATCGTCAAGGGCATGGCGCGCGGCGGCGTCTTCACGAAGCCGTGGGCGGGAATGATGAGCGTCGCTGAGCGCGGGCCAGAGGGCTTCGTCCCGCTCGGTCGCGGCGACAGTCTCGGCGGCGAGGTGCACATCCATCTACACGGCGGCACGTACATCGGCGGCAGGCCGGAGCAGATCGCGCGCGACCTAGAGGGCCCGCTGCGGCAGGCGCTCTACCGCACGAAGAACAACAACGGGTCGCTGGAGTTCGGCTAGATGACGACGTTCCAGAAGGCCAACGCTGGTCTTCTGGTGCGGGGCGGTGCGGGCGCATGGATGACGCCGCCGAAGTGGTCGGGCCGCGCGGGCATGGCGCAGCTGATCAGCGAGGTCGACTGGCTCGGCAACCCGACGGCTCCGTATCGCGACCAGGTGCAGTACGCCGACGGCTGTACGAGCTACTGGCGCTTCGCGTCTGAGTCGCAGTTTCCAGACGAGCAGGGCATAGGAACGGGCACGATCAACGGCGGGACGCGCGTCAATCCCGGATTACTCCCGTACAATCCCGACCCGGCGCTGACGTTCAACGGCAGTAGCCAGTACGCGAACGTCGTCGGCCCGTACAACCAGGCGGGCTCATGGTCTGTCATGGGCGGGCTGCGCTTCGCGTCGCTTCCCGGTGCGCTCAAGCCGATCTTCGCCAAGGACGCGTACAAGCTGGAGATCGACTCGGGCGGACACCTGGTGTTCACCGTGATCAACCACGTATCGGGCGGCTCGACGATGACGCAGGTGACGAGTCATACGGTGCTGACCGCGAACACGATCTACCACGTCGCCTGTACCCATGTGTCCGGGGTCGGGATCAATCTCTACATCAACGGCGTGCTCGACAACACCGCCGCACATACGATCGGGGCGGAGTTGTGGGGGTTGCCGCTGCTGTTCGGCGCTCGCCACTCCGGCACCTCTCCGTCGTTCGGAACGGTTGGCACCTCCACGATAGGCGGCTCGACCGCCTACACGATCACCGCGCCAGCGAGCATCGCCAGCGGCGACCTGCTCGTGGCGTACCTGTTCGGAGCGCCAGGTGCGGGGCAAGCGCTGGTGACTGCTGTACCGGCAGGCTGGATCCGGCTCGACTCGTCGATCAATGTGCTCGGCACTGGTGAGTTCAACGAGCTGTACTACAAGATCGCCGGAGCGGGTGACGTAGGTGCGGGGTCGTACACGTGGACGACGAACATCAACGTGTTCGGCAGCGGGAGCATCACGCGATTCACCGGCGTGGACACGACCAGCCCCTTCGCCAATCCTCCCTACGCGCTCGTTAGCAACGTGACGAACCACTCCGGCGGGACGAACGTCCCTCTGTGCGACGATACGCTCGCTGTCGCATACATCGGGGCTAGCAGCGGGGCGTTCTCATCGAGCATCGGCACAGAACGCTATGACTTCTCTGGGCAGGGCAACTACGCGATGTACACGCTGGCTGTGGGTGCGGCGGCGACAACGGAGTTTGTGATCAGCGGTGCCGGTCCGGCTAACGACATCGTCCGCACCCTGTTCCTGAAGGGCCCCGACGCTCAAGACTTCAACGCTGTCACGCTCGACGAGTGGTCGTTCCACACGATCGCGCTTAGCGCAGACGGCGTGCGCGGCTACTACGAGGCGAGGCTCTCGGGTGTCGCTCGCTGGGAGGAGCTGCTGCACAACAACCTCCCCGACGTGCGCACGCTCCAGTTCCAGTACGGGCGACAGTACGAGCTGAACAGGATGGAAGGCGGAGGCGGGAGCGCGCCGATCAAGAACCAGACGCGCGACTACGACCCAGCGAACACCAACTCTGCGCACTACCCGTACGTCAAGCCGAACCGCAAGATCCGCTTCCGCGCCTACTACAGCGGGCGCTACTACCCGCTGTTCCAGGGACTCGTCGAGCGCTGGCCGTCGAGCTGGGATCAGCCCTCGTACGACGAGATGAAGGTCACGCTAGCGGACGGTTTCAGACAGCTCCAACGCGCGGGCGTCTCGGGTCAGCTCAGCGCAGCACAGAGCGGCGCGCAGATCAACGAGCTGCTCCGACGCGCGCTCTGGTCGCAGAGCAACCGCGCCATTGACCCGGGCTTCTACACGATGGCCGCCGACACGTCGCCCGGCATCGCTGAGGCGAAAGGGCTGATCGAAGACATCGCCGACTCCGAGCTGGGGATCTTCTTCATCGACCACACGCAGCCGGGGTCGCCCGCGACCCACCACGACAGTCGACACCGCTGGACTGTGTCGCGCAGCTCAGTCGCGCAGGCGACGTTCGCAGACGACGGGAGCGGCATCTACTTCCAGCAGCTCGACCCGTCCGACGACGACGACAACATGGCGAACGAGTGGCAGGTCACGTCCGCGAACGGTACGCTCGGGTCCGCGGTCGATCCCGTCTCTCGCGTCGAGAACTACCCCGTAACCAAGACGCGCTCGACACGGTTGGACAACCCGCTCGACGCAGAGGCGCAGGCGCGAGCGCTACTGCTCGACACCGCGCGCCCGATGCTGCGCTTCGACAAACTCGTCGTGCGCATGGGCGGGAATACCGCAGCGATCGTCTGGCAAACATGCCTGTCCCTCGCGATCAGCGACCTCGTGCTCGTCGTCAAGTCGCCTGTGCCGTCCGCTGGCGGGTCGACGATCACGCGCTACTGCTTCATCGAGGGCATCGGCTGGGACATCCAGCCGAACTACTGGGAGGTCAGCTACCAGCTCTCGCCGCAGGGGACGCTGCCGTTCATCGACGCGGCGCTGCTACTCGAACCCGTCTCGTACTGGCGGTTCGACACCACCACCTAGATGGACGACGTACTTAGAAGAAACCCAGCCGTAGTGACCGGCAGCCCGTCGCTGCAGACCGGCCCGCTGACGCTCCCGTCGCAGGGGCTTCGGCTCGCTGGGACAGACACGTGGGTGGTCGCCGACTCTCCGTCGTCGTCGCTCCCTGTCGGAGACGGAGTCGCGGGCGGCATGACGATCGCGGGATGGGTGCGCGTCACCTCCTGGCCCGCGTCGCTCAAGAACCTGCTCGCGAAGTCTGGCAGCTACGGGGTTGCGATGACGACAGCCGGGAAGATCGAGCTGACGTTCGCGAACGGAGCGAACTCGGTGACGCTCGATTCGCTCGCCGTGCTCCAGACGAACGTCTGGTACCACGTCGCGTGCGTCTACAACGGCGGCTATCTCGGGCCTCCCAAGTTCGGGAAGACAGTCGCGGGCGCAGGTGGCATCGGTATCCCCGGCGACTACCGAGCTGGCGCAGCGCAGGGGAGCGCCAACAACCTGCAGGTGTGCAGGTTCCAGGCCCTAGAGCGCGGCCAGGTGACGCAGCTCTCGCTGCGCCTGTCGATCGAGGCGAGCGCGCCGTACGCGCAGGACGTCGCGGCGGTCGCCTACGCAGACGCGGCTGGTCCCGCGCCGGGAGCGAAGCTCGCGCAGTCAGACGGGCAGTACCTCGTCTCGACGACGTTCGGCGGACCGATCCCGCTCAACAACGTCGGCTCAGTCTGGGTCGTCTTCCCCGTCGACTTTCTAATCGCGCAGGGCATCTACTACTGGCTCGGGTTCGCGGGCGGCGCGATCCACGCGAGCGACACCACCGTGCTGATCATCAGCGACGACGCCACGGGCGGCACGCGCAAGATCAAGCACTCCCAGGTGAGCGTCGGCGCGACGGGCCCGGCGTCGCAGGCTGTCGCAGATCCGTTCGGGACAGCGGCGAGCAGTGACGCTGTCAACTTCGACGTCTTCGCTGACTACACGCCGACGGGCCGTACCGGCGCTGAGCAGCTCGCGCTGATCTACATCAACGGCGCGCTCGACAACTCGACGA